GATCCTCTGGGCTGATGTGATGTTGGCTTGGGCTCCCCGCCCGCCGATGACCGCCCGCAGGGCCTGTTCATTCAGCTTGCCGGACTTGGGATTGACCACCGGGAACATCAGCTCACCAAAGTTGGCAGCCGCATCATCACCAATGAGGAAATGATTGGCAATGTCCGATTTGTCGGCAGTGTCCATGGTGGACCAGTTGCTGCCCTTGCCGAAATCCGCCAAGGTGGACTTGGTCCAGGGGATGGATTCGATGGCCTCAAATTTAATGGCATTAGTTTGCATACTTGGCTCTCCATACGAATGGTTTTCCCTATTATTTTGCTTTTTTGAAGTCGCCCATTCACAATTCTGTTTAGAATAATCGCCCTTTCTGTTTTTCCTATTAATTGTCTTCCCTTCAGGGCGCTGGCCCATATCTTCCAAAAAATTATCAAAGGAATCAAGCCATCGCTGAACAACCTTGACCCCTTTTTTGCCATAATATTTATAATCTGGAGAATTTGGATTAGTACAACGCTGAATCATATTTCTCCATGAATTATAAGTGGGTTCATGCCTTGTATTGGTGTCTAACCCCTCCTGATGAGTCCGCACACCGCATCCATCCGACCATGAGCAGGCCCCGACCGCACCAGGAAGCAAAGCAAGGTGATCTGGGCGGTGGTTTCTGGCCACGGCCTCATAATGTTTGCCCTCATAATCCCCGGCACGAATATCCTCATCAGTGAAAACCCCGACGCTGACCTCCAAGGGCTTGCCTTCCATGATGTATTCCATGGCCTCTGGAGAGATGTTCTTGAGTACCACTGGGTCCAGCCAAGCTTCGGCCTTGAGCTTCTGACCGTCCATCATGGTGTTGAATACCCGGCCGACTACGAACTCATCCAGGATGTGCGGCTGGTTGGCCGATACATGCATTCCATCTTCTTGGGGATGTTGGATAGACACCGGGATACCATCCCAAGCACCAGGAAACTTGCCCAATTCCTCAGCCAGATGCAGAATAGGGCCGTGAGAGCCACTGTGGACGCCTTCTCGCATCATAATTATTGGGACAATGATGTGCTCTTTCCCTTGAAGAAATTCCTTGCGGATAGTGTAGTTGGCATTAGCATTCAGATGGACAGCCATATTAGTTGTTATTTCATTCCATCTATTAGACAATAATAAATTAGACAAATTAGTTTGTACTCCCCAGGCACCCCGACCTGCAGCTCCTTCTATCATATATAATGCCTTTCTATCTGATGGAATTTTGTTGTCTCCCAAAAGATTTTGAATTTTAGATAAAGCAATATTATGTCCTTCTATTGCAACAACCCCCTTAAAAAGGCGTACTCTCAAAGCCCCTTTTTCAAAAGCCTTTAACATCATATTTGTAGCCATTTCATTTTGCTTATCTGATAATTTTTCAAATTTTGAACTAAAAGTATCTCCCATTTTATTTAATTTATCAACAATCTTTTCCATTTTAGAAATATCTTCTTGAGGCAATCCTAATTTTTTTGCATATTTATCCATTCCAATTGTGCCAACATGATCATTAGTCCCTCCTCCAAATTCTGAAGATATGTCTATCAAATCTCCATCAGGAGCAATAAAAAACCCTTTTCCGTATTGAGTAGATTTTATTTCATCTACAGTTTTTGGATAAGATGACTCAACATTCCCCCCACAAAACTGCCCACCACCAGGTCCAGAAGGATTATGACATGGGTTGTAATCTACCTGCACATCTTCGTGGACAGCCACCACTCCGTTGGCCTGCCGTATGGCCTTGGGGGCACAGGAAGCATCATCCCCACCATCATCTATGCATTTCTTCAATACAGAATTGGCCACTGCCACCCATTGGGCCTTCTTGGCATCTGATAATCCCCGATTGTGGCGCTCCACATCCTCTATTTTGAATGGCATGATTAAAAATTCTCCATGGCGTTCTTGTGAAAACAAAATCCCTGGGGCAAATCCTTAACTGGCTTGAAAGCCGGGTTCCATTCAACCTGCCAGCCTTTCCTTGCAGCCGCATTAGCAAGCTGCACCAGGAACCCAGGATCGCTAATCATGACCGGGTTGCCGTCCTGACCGGAGAGCCGATACCAGCCTTTGGTGCTCCAGCCATCCTCCTCGGTCTCAGGGGTCATGGCCGAGGTCCTGGTATACACCATCAGATCCTCACCGTAGGAAAATTCCTTCCGGTAAAGGATTCCGCCATGCATCACGTCAATGGACAGATGGAGCAGCTCCACCGGAATGCTTGTCACATTGATCATTCACACACCCCTTGCAATTAGCCCAGCCGACCGCCGTCATTTCCAGCAGGTCCGCCAGCTCCTGGGCCTCAGCCATGGCCATCTGTTGGCCGAAATCGACCGTCAGGCTTTCAATCCTGCCTTGATCGCCGTATGTGCACTTGCATGTCAGGTCAATAGCCATATGAGGCCCTTACGGATTTAGAGGCGCCTTTCAGGAAGGCCGGGAGTGGGCGGGGCCTGGGATCAACCCGGCCACCAAAGACCGGCGACTGCAATTCCAGGGCCAAAGGCTCGCACGAAAGTTTGTCTGGACATTCCGTACAGAGCAGGTCCTGGTGCTTGCAGGTTTCTGGTGTCAATTTCATGTCCTTGTGATTGCTAATTACCATGTTGAATTAAATATAAATATTCTGGCCCAAAACCCCTAATATTTATTTTTTGGGAGGGTGGTTGTTAATCAACCTGTCTTATCTCATTAACATTGGCCCATAATTCTCCAGCACCACTCCTGCTTGGAACCACGCTATCCAATGGTGCTTGATATTTATGAATCGATTCGATCCTAAATCCTTCTTGATATGATTCAGCGGCACTCTTACTGGGCCAAAAAGAAACCACTGACCCTTGTCCTCCATGGGCAGGCCCTACACGATATAAATCAACCTGCTCCGGAAGGTCTTGGGATTTGAAGTGTTCAACCTGAAGTGCCCTCTGCAACATCACGCTGTTCCTGGCCACCTCATAGGCATATTCCTTGGCCTCGCCGTCTGAGCTACGCAGCCAACGATCAGAATACAAATTAAATATGCCTACATCACGAGCATCACTATTTAGGAATTCTTCTGCAGTTTCGGGAGTTAAGAATGTCCTGACGGTTGCCCCTCCGCTTCCGCCACCAGTCGAACAAAACCGGCCCCGCTCATCATGGCAGGGGTTGGAATGGACATAAAGTTCATTCCTAGGTTTTGCGACCCAACAACATCGGCAATGGGGATGGAAAGGTATCAGGTTCCATGCTTGCTCAATCGTGTATGGTCCTTGCCGGGATTTATCCTGACATTGAGGACAGACATTGAAGCCGGCCGTTACCCATTCAGCAACCACATCGACTCCGGCTACACCCCATACCTTAAATTCCTGCAATTGGGCTTGTGCATGACTTCTTATCACCTCCGTCCTAGCCAGCATCTTGGCCCGGCGCTCGGCTGGGATGAACCTGCCCAACGAATCGGTGATACCCATATCCTTGCCCATGCCTGAGATGACGTAGTTCATCTTCTTGGCCAGAGTGATAGGATTGTCCCCGTCAGCAAGGCCCTGGGCCAGCACATGCGATATCTGCATAGACATTGCATTTGAAATCCCTTTAAGGCCATCGTAGGCCCGAAGGTACACTGAGGCGAGACGATCGACGTGGAAGGGGTTTGCAAGCACTCCGGAGGTCATACCTGGTAAGCCCAGCAACGGCAACTCCCCAGCCCCTAGACCAGGGGTGCCATAACCGGCGGACATCAATTGCTCACGGGCACGGATGACCCCGCGCTCGTAGCTATCCTTAACAAACATATTCGTCCACGGTTCGCCCAGGGATTGGCCCATGCGGGGCAGGGTGACCAGCTCCAGTATGCCCTCGTCTTGCTGTTGCTGGAGCCATTGCATGAAGGCTGGAATCTTGTCCTCCAGACGAGGGAAGTCGAATTTAATGTGGATTATTGGGGTGGATAGGGTGTGGGTGGTGGAGACAGGTTGGTTATCTACAATGGTGGCAATATAAAAAACCTTCGATTGGTCTTGGCTTAATGATATCATTCTACTCTTTTTGCGGATTACTATAGATGGACCTTCAAGAGGAGGGCTAACTTCACTTTGACTAATAATTCTGGTTATCCAATCAGGCTTAATTTTTCCATTGAATTTAATCGCATCAGAATCTTTTTCGTCTTTTGACAGCTTTCCAATAAACGACTTTGGGACTACGACCTCTAATATTACTGGAACCCCACCAGACATTTCAGCGGCATACCTAGCATATTGATCTGCTATCCTTAATTTATTGGTCATGTAAACAGAGACTTTCTGACTTCCTATTTCAGAGATACAATCATTCCATCCCTGTTTAGCAGCCCAAGAATCTCCTCCTTGGGTCTTGCCTGGAATTAATCCATGTTCTTTAATTGAATCAATGTAATCAGATGAAGTACCATGGAACATCTTCATGATACCACCAGCTTGGTCGCTCCCTCCACCAGTCGAACAAAACCTCCCTTGTTCATCATGGCAAGGGTTGCTATACGCAGCCGGCCGATACATCTCATAGGCAGGACCGATCCCGAAGCAATCGTCATCAACGATGGTCTTCCATATCAGCCGTCTCAGGGCAGTAAACCGGCGGCCCATCTCGGCAGCCCAACGGTTCCTGAGGCCTGTGGTCCTGGTGGGGTCAATCCTGGATGATGCCTGGTGGGCCAGCAGGCCGTTGATTTTGACGAGGCGGGGCTTGGAGCCGGGTTTGGGCTTTGGCTGGGTGTGGGCAGATAGAACATTTTCTGATAAGACAGTGAGTTTATCCATGTCATGAGTAAATGTAGCCCGAACTTTCTTGGGGTATCTTATGCTTGCCCCTAATAACACTGATTCAGATAGAATATTAGATGGCATATTTCCATACATGTCATAAATGACATCACGAATATTTACGCCATATTCTCTACTATGTAGTTTATACTGACCTTTAGGAACCGTAGTAATCATAGCCATAACCAGGCGATCACTATCTTCCTTGCTTAAATTTGCATCATAAAATATCTTATCTTTCTTCCCATGATCCTTTGCTCTTTTAAGTTTTGACATAAGTTCTTTTTCTGATTTTGAAACAGTGCTTTCGCCGCTCTGACTTGTCGTATTACAAAACCTCCCTTGCTCATCATGGCAGGGGTTGGATAACACAGTCAATTTCTTGGCCGGCCGCATCCCAAGGGATTTGTAGGTAGTGGACTGGAGCGATTTGAAAGGCAGGGTTTTCATCTGGATTTCAAGCTCTCTTCATAGGCCATCATGCGCAGTTCCTCTTCAAACAGCGGAGAATCCTCCATGCGCATGCCAATCTTAGCGATAATGCGATCCCTGGCCTCCTGGCGTTGGCGGCGCAGGCGTTCATGGGTGTGGGAGTTGGGTTTGATGGGGAGGACGGTGGCGGTCATTCCGGTTTTTCTTTTTCCTTAGCTGCTTTTTTATCATATTCTTCTTCAGTCAATTCTTTAGGCACAGAGATAATCTCCGCATCACCGCCTTTCCAGCTAAACTTATCTTTTTGGTTAGAATTAGGCATTTATGACCTCAGATTATAGAGACATTAAACTTCAGATAGCTTTTGTTTATCGAGTTATCCCGGACTACCTTAACACTGTCTATACGATAGGTATTGCCCCGATTCAGAAGCATCTCGTGCT